GGAAAGCGCCCGTTTGACTATCTCACGCTCATGCTGCTCCATCGTCTCTCCAATTTAGTGCAATATCGCACCGCCAGAAACCACCCTACACCGTTTTCGATGCCCCTAAGTACCATCCACCCCCTAGAAACGTCTCCACGGGGCTAGGAATGACGGGAATGGGAATTCTAGGCGACGGTTACAGGTCAATATCGACCTTGAAAGTGTCCGTCGCCTTTGGTCTGACCATCTTCCAGATAATCGGCCCGTAGTCCTTGCCGTCCAGCATGGCGAACAGGATGGGGGTTACTGGTTGCTTTCCGGTCGCGTACAGGGCGAACACCTTGCGCTGCTCAGGGGCTGTGATGACCTTCTCGCCATCATATTCAAGCATGGCGGTCAACGCTGCATTTTCGATGGCCTTATAGTTTGCGGTCAGTTGCCCCTCAACCGTGTTGATCCATGATACGAAATCCGCTGGCACATCCACAGTCAAGGTAGTCAGGTCCAAGCCATCTTTCAGCATTTCCCACACTGTTACCGGATTGGTTCCCGTCAATAGCCGATGCAGACGGCAATAAGTCTCCATCTTCACCTTAACGCGCAGCGGCCATGTTCCGGGCCGATGCCACGCAACAACGTACCCCTCTTCGTTCTCCGCATCCTCTTCGACGCATTGATTGAGGGGCTTGTCGAACTCGTCCACAACTCGCATACCGTTCGTATCGGCCCACACTTTCAATTCGGGAATGGTTGCCTCTTCTCCTGTCTCATTGCGAACGCTCGCCAGCAAAACCAATCCCGACCAATCGTATTTCACGACGATCTGATTTTCAGGAAACACAATCTCAGCCAATGGAGTGTATCCTTCGGGCCAGAAAAATGCAGCCTGATTGTTGAGCCACCGAGTAGCCCACAACGCCTGTTCGCTTGTGAACGATCCGCGAGTCGCTACAGCCCACTTGCCATCGTAGCGATAAAGGATTCCCAAACTCCCGTCAAATTTGCGCGTGATCGACGGCAAACCGCGAGGGAAGTTTTCAGGCATCGTCTCAGGATGGCGCAAGTCTCCATAGTTCCAGAACTTCACGAATGGTCGCGCAATGATTTCCTCGTCTACTGTGCTGTAAATCAGACCACGGCACTTATCCGTCACGTCATTCCACAACTCAGGAGTGAACTGCGCTTTCGCAGTGTAGTTTAGGATGCGCAGCGGCAAGGATGGATGGGCGGTTTCCTTCACCATGCCGTTCGCGATCTGCTCTTGCAATCGCGTGTAATCGATGTACTCGAACACCCTCATCAAAAGTCCTCACAGTCGCCGCGCACAGGAATAACCCGCACACCGTTCGCTCGCCACACTTCACGAATCACGCAGGGTCGATCATCAATCGCAAAAGCAATCTTCTCCTTCGGCAGATGCTTGAGAATGTCGCTTTTGATCTGCACATCGGGCCGCTTGTCTCCACCGGGACGCATGAAAATCCAGTGGTACGGAATCTCGTTTTGCATAAGCCAGATGAATGTCTTTAGCTGATGGGTGTCGGGCCGTCCAGAGACGAGGCAAACGGTGTGATCCTTGTAGAGTTCCCGCACCCACCGCACCACTAAATCAATCGGCGAATCGTGTTCAAGGAGTGAGTAGTAGCTATCCCAATCCTTCTTTTCGCCATGCACGAAATGCTCTCGGTGCCGTCCATCTGCCAAAGTTCCGTCAATGTCACAAAGAACAATAGGCCGCTCTCCCCACTCAATCAATCCGTTTTGGAGAGCCATGCGATGAATGACAGCCTTGCCGACTCCGTTCTTGCGTTTACTGTCTCGCTCGATACATTCATCCAACCCGGTATCAAGTGCATGGGTCGTGAACATCTGTTGATGCGACTTGGCTACGTCAGCCCACATGGACCGATGCCTCTCGCTCAAATCTGTGTCGTCAACAATGGGATTCATGCCGTGCTTGAATAACACATCGGCAATAGCTTTCTCGCAGTCGATTGTCACTTGCTCGCGCTTGCCAGTCCATGAGGAGTTGAACAGCATCGCGCGGAGATCGTCGCGGTTGATGCGACCAGAGTTGCCGCTTTCCTCAACCATTTGCCGTGCGAGTGTGGTCTTGCCGCTCCCCGGTAGACCCTTAAGCATCGTCAATTTCATAGACTCAAAGTTACATGAGTCTATGAAACTACGCAACCCTCTCGTTAGCCAATCTCTCCAGTAATTCCTTGGTACTCAACCTCACATGCCCCTTGTACACTGTCAGGGCATGGATACTGCGAGTACGTTCCAATAAGATTTGCAGGGAGTTTACCTTGAGGGTTCCACCGAACCGCCGCATCAACTGACAGGCATCTTTGAGCGGAACTCCTTCGGCTGGCGAGTGCCTTACCTGAGCGTCAAGGGCATTTAGAAACTCTTCAGTTCTGGCCCATCGAATCATCGGCCTTGGGTTCACGTAGCAATCACGTGGAATGTCGAATGCTCGCTTGGGGAGAGTCATTCTTTCAGGTATATCGTAGGCCCTTTTGGGGAGAGTAATCTTTCCCGCTTTCTGCCGCCTGATGGCCTCCGCTACGGCTTCAACCATGACCTCATGCTCGTCCACGAGTCCTCCGTTTGGTCTTGGTTGCCTTCGCCGCCGCTCGTGCAGCAAATGCGTTCATCCCTCCCGGTTTGGCGCTTCTCTTGAACACGATAGGAACTGGCGGGGGTGCCACATAAGCCTTTGCCGCATCTTCTGCTGCCCGTACCTCGCTCAGTCTCGCCGCAACCTGCCCCAAGCCCATACAGAACCCGCACCGCTCCGTTCTGGCATGTGCGCCCTTGCGGGAGTGAACTGAAACAAACTGCTCGCCCTTGCATTTGGGACACGTCTTTACCCACTTGGTTCCACTGCACCGCATACAGGCCCTACCCGGCATAACGCCGATACAGGGACAACGGCGGAAGTCTGATTCGGGAGTACCAGGCATGGCGGGGATGGGAGTCACATCGACGATAGGTTGTCCGGGTTCAGCGGTCCCGATAAGCGTTGCCTCACCGCTCCCGCTCACTCGGTACACATCCACGCGGTCAACTTCTGGCGGGGCAACTTCAGGCGCTTTGAATTCGTGATCGGGCTGGAGTGCAAAGGGATTAACTTCTGGCGTTGGTTCTGGGGCAACTTCTACCGTCTCTACGGCATCGGACATGGATTCTCCTCCATGACCTTAAAGTGTACACGAAACCATGAAGAGTTAACGCTTTGAAGTTTGGCTAGGCGCTGTCGGGGCACCGAAGCTCTGTGTGAACACGAGGTCGTCGCGGCGGTCCTGAATGGTCGAGTACCGCTTTCCGATTTCCTGAAATTGGCGGTATAGCGAGAACCCAATCTCCGCATCCTGCCCACATTCCTTCAAGCGACAATATGCCGCGCTGTACATTTCCAAAGCCTGATTGATGTTCTTTTCAAAGGGACTCGTCTCCGTGCCATTTGGAGGCCATGTGTCAACAAATGGATAGGCGACGCCTGTAAACTGCGCGTAGATGGGGTAGTACGGCGCAGGATGGACGAGGAAGTAGTTGAGCCCCAACGCTGCCCATCGAGCGGGCGTAGCGGCCCTGTCGCTTTCCCATGACGGCCCCCACGATGCTTGGAGATAATCAAGCGAATGAAGAGTGGTTTTCTTGAGCAGCGACCCGCCAAGACTGATATTTGTGATCGACAGAAAACCAGCGGGCATTGGTTGCCACACTGTATTTGCTTCAATGACCACCGTCTGATTGAAAACGGCGGTTGGCCTTCCGACCATCAAAAGCAACTCAGATATTCCCTCAGCCAACCCGCCGAACACTTCAAACTGCTCGCTCCAGAACGTGTAGTTTGGATCTTGCAATCTATCGGCTACTTGTGGGGCCATCTCCGCAAGTGTTGAAGTGGTCGCCATCTTAATCCGTCAAGATGCTTGGGATGAACTGTCCACCCGCACCGCTTTGAACCCAAACGTGCTGCGTCTCGTTGACGTTGGCGATGTTCGACAGACCCCATTGATCCAAGCTGCCAGCCGAAAGAATCGTGATCAAGGTTGCCGAGGTCGGCCCAACGCTTCCATCTTCGCCCACATACACGTTAGTCGATGATGCTGAGACAATCTGGATCGTCACGCCCGCGCATGGGAGCGCAAGGATTACAAACTCGCCTGAAGCGTGTTGTCTCTGGAGTCCAACTACCGTGATCGTGTTCGCGGCGACGTTAACCGATTGAACCGTTCCACCATCGACGGCAACCGTGTTTCCCTGCTGAAATTGAGCCGCAGTCCCGATGCAAACGTGGTCGCCTTGACGAAACCTTACAGCAGTTCCAGCGGCGAGAGAAAGCACCGCACTTGAGCGATTTCCGCCCGTTCCGATTTGTCCAGTAAACAGGTCGGGATTGATGACGGCTGCTGCCGCGAGAGTGGTTCCGAACAGCGGTTGTGCCGCCCCGGTAAAAACTGTCTGTCCGCCAAAGCCCCTCTGCGCCATCGCTTATCTCCGTCTCTTGCTCGTCATCGGTACAGCCGCATTAAGTGATGCCCCAAGATCGTCTCTGTCGCCGGGGCCGGCCAACTCCGTTGTGAAGCTCATGGTGCCAACCCTGTCGCCGATGTGACGAAATACCTGATCCTTGGTTCTGTGCGCGATGTTTGATCCCGGCTTCTCGACATACCGCCCAAGCTCGGAATCCCACATCATGTGATGGTAGGATGGCTTGAGTGGACGCGATTCGTAGTCAGTCACCGGATGCGCGTTGCACCCTATCTCCACTCCGTTTTGGTCGGTATACTCACCAAACATCTTCGCCATCGGGACACCTCAACACGCACAGATTACTACGGGTTAGCCGTTAAGCCAATAATTCCCCACTCTCGCGCATTTCTTTGAGCATCTGAGTGGCAACATCTGGAAACAGCCATCTATTATCTCGACTCATTTCATCGAATGCTGATTGCGGCTTGTGTTGCGGGGGTTCGTTCACATGAGCATCGTCCAAGTTTGCAACCGCACTCAGGCAGTGATGCTTCTTTTCAACTTCCCGCAACTGCCTCAAACTCGACACCTGTACTGGCCTGTCATGCTCATCGCGGACGTGATCGAGGCTCAAATTGGCATAGGGATTGTAGACGCTTGGCCGCACCTTTGGACTCTTGCATGAACGGCACGTAGTCTTGAACCCACTCCGCGTCAGGTGCCTTGTGTAGCGATCACTCTCTTGGCCGCAACTATCGCAGATCATGTGTATCTCACCACCATTCGGAAACTCCAGCAGAAACGCCGTGATTGATTGCCCAAGAACTATCCATCCCCGGCAACGGAGCTTCTGGTATCTGCTCCATAGGGTAAAGCAAATTCTGGCGATACAAATCCTCGTCTTTCATCGCCAAACTAATAAGCTCGCGCTCCGCTTCGGCCCTGAGTCGGCTCGCATCGGCATCATCATAATACTTGTTCTGCTTCGGCCCTCCGCGCACCTTCGCCTCAGCCTTCAAGAATCGTACAACAATGTCCGTCCTGAGATACGCGGGAAGAGTGTCGCCGTCATCCACGAGGTTCGGAGGCTGTACTACGGCGATGAAGGGGAGCGCCTGTACGATGCTCGGCACGGGCCACAGTTCCACCTGATATGCGCCGTTGGGATCGGGAGGCAACTGCGCCAAGACAGACGGCGAAAACGTGTTTATCCTCCACGGATCGATTGCGTCCAATGTTTGCTGGTTGTAGTTAAGGCGCAATCGCCACGCCATAATCATGTTTCGCGCCGTGTGAATATACTTCACATTGCAGCCCGGAGAATAGTAGTATTGAGCCGCAAAATATCCGCTTCCTGTGTAGGAAACGCCGCCCCACGGCATCTCGATTGTGAGTATTTGATTGGTCTGGTCGAGAGCCCTAATCACGTATGGAGGCGTGTTGTATCCGAGTCTGAAACACTGCCCGATGATCGCGGGAGTCCATGACGTTCCCACGCCTTGAATGAACGGCGAACCCTGCGTGATATTTACACTGCCGCCAATCGTGAAACCGCTGGTAACAATCTGCCCCCTCACCATCAGCCCATACCATGTACGCCTGTCATAGATGGTTCTGACGATGGAGTTGACTTCGGTTTGAATCTCCGATGGGTCCCAATCAGGATTTGCCGCAAGCCCCTGCCCACAAATCTGGCCGAAGTTCATCTGCTGCACATAAGGCAGCACACCGGGATTCGGGAGAACCTGGTTCAATAAGTTCGTCAAAGGAGCTGGGCTGCTGATACTTCCCCCTTTATGCGACTAATGCCCCACCCCAGAACCCTTGCGGGCGCACCGTGGAGGAGTTTCCACAGGGGTGAGGCATTAGCTTTAGCTGCGGCAGGCAGCGTCTCGATTTACCAACCAAAACAAAACAGATCGACTGTTGCATTGTTGATGTTATTCGATGCCGATACTTCCGTTCCGCCGTTGTACAAACGAAGGAAACCTGGATTCGATGCGGCAGGACCGGACACGGCTGGCTTCTGGTACTCAAACAACAGCCCAAGAGCGGAACCCGTGTACCCGCAAGGAATGATCGAGCGGATATGCGACATACCGAAATTGCCCGCGTATATCGGATAGCCGCCCACCGGATAGTCCGAAAACCCGAAGGTAGCGGTGTTCTGCTGAAGTATGCCTGAGTCGCCTAGATTTTGCCGACTGTCGGCATCTTCGGTCCACGTAATCGCCATAGCAGTTTCCCCCTCCCCTTCGGATTTTTAGCTTCCCCAATTCAGATCAACCAGCACGTCGCAGGCCGAGCTTGCAATCGCCGACCACTGGTAGGCCAGCACTCGGCTCGCTGTCGCGGTGTTGATGACCTGCGATGCCCACGAGCCGGCTGTCAGGCCGGTAATCAGGCTGCCCGTTCCGGGGTTCGTGGAAGTAGTCGGAGCATACGCCCCGGCCAGGAATCCACCCACTTGAATGTGGACATACGACTGCGAAAGTTGCGCGTACCACTGAGCGCCGGTGTTCGACGTTCCAAGCGCCGTGGTGTTCGGCAACAAGTAACCCGCAATGCAAGCGCCCAGCGTGGTGAAGTAGGCGTCTGCCGCGTTGCCGGTGATCGTGGTGAACGACTCGTCGATGTAGTAGACCGGAGCAGGAGTCGCCTGCATGGTGCCGGTCAGGGCCGAAGCATCGTAAAAGTACACGTACTTGTAGACCGGCTGCGCTCCGTAACCGGCAGTTGATGCCGCTGCGGTGGTCGAGAATACTGCGCTTGACGCTGGCGGAGGCGAATAAATCGCCCCCAACACATTGCGGGCTGTCGCGTCGAGGGTGGTCTGAACGTTCCCCGAAGAGATGCGGTAATAGGGTGTGTACATAGTGCCTCCGTCCGGTGTTTAAGGAAGACCGGCCCACCTGTTGCTATTGCGGAGGCGAGTCACCCCGCCCCTTCACCGACTACGTGTTCAGCACGTTTGCCAGAATGAAGCTGACGCGCGGCTGAGAGTTGATGATGTCGCCAAGGAACACGGTCTGCCCTGCTCCGTCAAGCGAGTCAGGCAGTTCCTTGAACCCGGTGAAACCGAACTGGAACAGCGGGTCTTCAACCACATACGCCTCAAGGAACTCTTCCCTGTTGCCAAAGACGTAGCCCGTCGAAACGTACATGTCAACCATCACCCGCTTGTTGCCGTAGAACTTGAGCGAGGCAAAGCCGAAACTCACCGTGCCGGGGTCTTCGTCCACGATGCGCTGCGAAGGCAACATGCGGAGCCAGAGCGTGTCCCAGATGGGCTGAGTGGTGAACATCAGATTCGGCTGCACGTTGCCAAACGAACCCGCGCCGATGGCGAACTGCAACGCCTGTACCGAGATCGGCGTGTTCAACGACTGGTAGTAGCCGTTGATGCCGGCGTTCGGGCCTGTGCCGATGCCAGCGCGAGCCAACCCGCCATACTGCGCGTAGTGGGTGCCGTCATCGTTCGCGGCCAGAAGTCCGTCAAGAGCGTTGACGCCCGATACGGTGCCCTGACCGTCTTTGAATGTGTCCTGAGCAAGATACTGCATCATCGACTGATACAGGTTTGTCATCTTGATCTGGACGTAGCTCATCGCGGCGGCATCGCCCTGGTTCAATGCAATGCGCTGACGGCTGAGCGTCACCGAAGTGTAGTACTCCTTCGGGACAAAGATCATTGCCGTCTCAGTCTCCGCGTAGGAGATGTCAAAGGTTCCGCCGTCCACTGTCGGGCCACCCTTCAAAGGCGCGTACTGCAAAGGCACCTGAATCTGGTAGCCGGAAAAGGTCTTGAAGTTCCCCGGACGAAAGAGGAACGGGAAGATGGTCGAGACCTTGAAGTACACATCCTGAATGGTGGGCAGAATGTGCTGGTAGGTAACCGTGGTCAGGTCATTATAGTTAACTTGATTCCCTGTAACGGGCATCGTCTTATTCCTCCAAGGTCGAATTCCTGCTTCGTGATACCACTAACGCGATATTTGCGTTAGGTCAATACTTTTGCTACTGCACCCTTGCGTTCGACAACTGCCGGAACGCCTGAGCAGCCGCATCCAGCGCATCGCCGCGAGCCGCCGCCGTTCCGGTATTCATCGGGTTCGACTTCACAAACATTGAGGCCACAGGGCTGCTCGGCAAACTGGTTCCCGGTACGTCGGAAGTCTGTCTCGCGGCCTGTCCGCGAGCGAAAGCGGCATCTTCCAGCTTCTTGATTCGCTTCGCTTCGGTGAACGCTTCGTAAGTGGCGGTCAGAGATGCGAATTTGCCGGGGTTTGCTTCCATGAACTTTTCGACAGCCTTTGTGTCCAACTCTTCGCCGTAGTCATTCCGGTGACGAGTGCGAAGGGTGAAAATCTCATCCGACAAGTAGGCCGCACGGCCCACAGCGCGATTCTCGGCATCCTTCACCAACCCATCGGCAATCGTCTTGGCGCGGGTTTCAATCGCCGTCGCAAGGCGGGGGTCTTCAAAAATCTTCCCCAACCGCTCATCCATCGTCCGATTCAGCGTGTCGAGGTCAACAGATGCCGGAGTGGTTGTGGTAGTCGTGGTCGTGTTGTTTGGCGCGGTCAAGGTTGCCAACTTGTTCGCGTCGCCGTCCACAAAGGCGGTGTACACGGTTTCGCGCTGCGTCAACTTCTCAGCAGCCTTTGCGTTCTTCGCAAGGATTTCCTTCACGGTAGCCTTGTCAGCATCCGCGAGGTCTGCGAACAATCCGTCAAGTTCTTCGAGTGCCATAGTTCATTCTCCTTTGGTGCGATATTGCACTAGCTTGTTGCGCCCGTAGCGCCTGTGTCTGCTGGTGGAGGTGTCTGAGTATCACCCGACCCCTCCGCATCGCCTGTAGCGTCGCCAGCGGTCGATTGCGAGTCATTCCCTGAGCCGCTTGTCGCTGCAAGAGCCTTCTCTACTGCGTCGGCGGCTGCTTTCATGTACTTGGAAATGTCTACCCCGTTCGGCTTGCGCTTGCCCATCTTGTCGAGGATGGTCAGGAGCTTGGTGATGTCTTTCAAAAACTCCTGTTTGTCGTCAGGCGAGGCTTTCTTCTGCGCAGAACCCATCTGGGCCGCTTGCGAGTAGAAGTTGGGCGGCGTTTGCCCGACTGCCGATGGTAGGGGACTGGTCGCCATTAGTGGCTCTTGGGCTGGTTCTTGCGGTTGTCAACAATCGAGCCGTCAAACGTGATTTCGCGGGTCGGAACCAGAGGCTTCGCCGTCTCTGTCGAGCCAGCCAGAATCCCGAACGCTACGATGTCGCCCTTGACCGTCGAAGGCTGCGGAACGTGACCGCCGTAGCTCACTTCAAGATCACGGTCATGCTTGATTCCCTTTTCAATGCTCTCTTTTGCCATGATGAACTGCTCCTCAGTGTGGATTCCAGGGGTTACTTGCGAGCCGTCCTACGCTTGGTATGGCGAGGTTGAATCCTCTTCACAACATGACGCATGGGGATAGCCTCCTTTCCCAAGATGCTAGGAGGGGTTGCCCCCTCCCGCATGTAAACCTACGCCGAGCCTAGGCCCGGTGCGGAAGAATTACTTCCGCTTTGTTTCACGGTCACGCCGGCGGTGCTTCTTTTCACGCTTCGCTTTACGCATGGAAAAGGCACTCCTTTCTCCCTCTCGGGATAAAGCGGATTTTTTACGTCTCTGGATTGCTCCAGAGGCGGGGTCCTTCGCCCACAGGCGACTTCCATCGCCCGACACGCAAAGGAAAACATGGGATTCCTGTTAAGTCAACAGTTTTGGTTTTTAGTTGCCCCGAAAACCACCACGCCGCGCCCTCATGCGGGTAGCCTGTCGCAAGGTCTGACGCAACTTGGGGAGTCGCTTCAAGGGACGCATTGGAGAGACAAGACGCGCCATTACTTCTTCCCTTTTCCCTTGCCCGATGCTTGCGCCCCGAGCGCAGCCAAGGCGATCTTGATTTTTGCCTCTTCAATCAATTCACGCTCGTTCTGCTCAATATCTACATTGGAACCCGCCGCGTTTAACGCTCTCCACATCCCGCGCTGGCTGAGAAGTCCACGCTCGCAAAGTATCGTCGCCATCTGCGCCCGTGTTTCCTTATCGAAGCTCAATGCCGAGCCGGGGCGAATCGAGAACTGGAACTTCTTCACAAACTGCTCAGGCATCATCCCACCTGAAAGCAATGAGCCGTAAAGCGGCGAGAAGTCGTTCGACACAATACCCTTCTGTCCGAGTATCGCTACCCTGTGTCCAATTGTGTAGAACTGGAGCATGTTGGAAGTCACTTGATGCCCGCCGCGATTCAGGAATCCTTCGAGTCTGCGGCCCATGAGACGCACCATTCCAGACCGTGAGTTTTGAATCAACTCCATCGTGTCATGCGAGGGAATCTGCTCTTTCTGTGCCGCTGCGTCGATAGCCGCCGAGCCAGTTGTTTGATCCATCTCCCGCATGGTCAGATTGAGGAACGGCAGGGCCAGTTGGGGGGTTTCAGGTTGCTTTCTAAACTCGGGCTTCAATCCGCCTGTACGGTTCGGGTTGAACTCCAACTTGCCGCCTGAAATCGTAGTCGAGATGTTGTCCAAGTCTCCGCGAGAAATCGCGCCGGTCGGAGTAATGATCGTCGGAATCAAACCCGCTTTGATCGTCTCCAAGAGTCCCGCCATGATGCGGTTGATAATGTCCTGCGGCCCGATCAGGTTCCCCATCAGACTCATTCCGTCCGTTCCCCATGAAGGCTTGAGGGGGGTCATTTCGATGTACGGGTGCTGGCCGTGGAAGTAAGGATTACATGTGTCGTTGAGAACCTTTTTACCAGCTACCGTGATGACCCTGCCACGCGGGAAAAGCGGTGCGCCTGGTTCGACGAGGTATGACCAGTTAGCGTGTTCCAGCCCAACTCTGACCGTCGATCCTGTTTCATTCCGTGAGGGGTCGAGCAGCCAATAAAGCCTTTGGCGAACCATTGGGAATAGTTGCTCAGGCATCCCCCCGCCCGACTTCACGCCAAGAATTCTCTGCATGTTTGGAGCGAGCTTTGACCACTCAGCCGTCGATAGTTGGCGGGGTCTCATTACCTGACTATTCGGCAACCCCATCGGCTCAGGTTCAATCCCGTCTGCCAGTGCCCCAAATCTGCGTTTCAATGCAGCGATAGTGACCCAACGGGTTTCAATGCAGCATTCAGCATTTTCTACCGATCCATCCCCGCCAAGGGTGTAGAAGTTGAGCGGGTTGATCGACAGAATCTCAACGTCACCGCGTCCACCTGAGAGATGCGGATTCCACTGGACCTTACCGATTCCGCGAGCCAAGAGACCAAACCCGATAATGTCCTGCAACGCATCGGCATAGTTCGGCTTTGCTGCCCACACTTCGAGCAGTTGGCCGATTAGTTTCTGAATCTCCGAGTACCCTTCGTCGGTGTCGAATACCTTGATTTCAGGCTCAGGCTTCCCGTCCGTCATCAGGGAGACAATCTCCCAATACTGGCGGAACATGCGATTGGTTACAGGTCGGGCATTGCCATAAGCCGTAGGGCGCGACGGCCACTGATTGCCCGATAGGTACTGAATGATGCGAGGGATGATGCGATTCGAGAGTAAGGAACTCGATTCCTCTTCCGCTTGCTTAAGGGCTGTATCAGCCCATGCAATGACTTCGCCCTCCATTTTTGACCAAGGCAAGGGAAGGTTTTTGCGGGAGTCGGCAAAACGGGTATCGCGGCTCTGCCCCTGCGCTGCTAACGCAAGAGCTACAGCGTCGGAGTTTAGGGCGGAAGTAGGCGAGGCCATCTCAGGCGCAAGTTTTACATGGAGACGGCGTTAAGGCAAGGATTTGGTGCGATATTGCACTAACTTGCTAAGGGTAGATACTCCAATGTTCGCCTGTCTTCGGGTCGATCCATGACCCGCCGCATAAGAGGAGCCGCCAGTAGACATAGAAGCGCAACCACCACGGCTTGATGGTTGGCAACGGCGGATCTGGAACAAAGCCTGTCTTGTTCATCCAATGCGCCTCACGAACGGCGGTCTAGGTTCGTTGACCGACCCCACCATCGGGGGATGCTGAGGCAGAGTCACTTGTCTTGGCTGGCCCGTCTCGAACTCGCTGGCAGGAACAAGCAAGCCCGTTTCAGGGTCTTCGACTAGTTGCTCCTGTGCCCCTAGAGCGGGTAATTCGGGGTTCCTGTGCCCGTCTACGCTTGCGGTAGGCTCTTGCTGTGCCGTGGCCTGCTGGACGCCTACAGCACCCCCTAACGCCTTAAGAAGTGGTGCCAGAGCGCGTTCCCTGATACGCATTTCTTCTAACTCCGCACTCATTTCCTTGTTTCGCTTTGCCAACCCCAATACATCCCGGCCCCGCTCGACGCCAAGCTCTCTCATCTCACGAGCGTAGTTTCCTTCCACCATGACCGTATCGGGATCGGCTAGGGCTGTGATGGTTGCGCAGAGGGTAGTCATCAGGGTTTGCGGGAAGCGTTTCATCAGCATGGCCCACGCTTCGGGATGGACCCAAACCTGTTGAATCACGCACGATGGAGGCATCTTTTCGGTCAACGCCAACTGTTCTTTGCGAGGGTTCAACCGCATGAACGTTTCGTAGTTGTACTGGTGCCCTTGCGCGATGCACTTGACCTGCATCCCCTCACCGCGAGAGTGGAGCACCCTCATCATCTTTGAGGAAATGCCTTGCTTGTCACATGCAACGCAATAGAGCGGGAGAATGTCTCCACCGGGCATTAATAAACCTCTTTCATCTCTTCATGAAACCATGTAACATCGTAAGTGTCAATGCGCTCTGCTTAGTAGCTCAGTGGTAGAGCGGCCAAGGCGTAGCCGGATGCGAACATGGGGTACCACCCTCATGCTCTCCTATTAGCAGCCTTGGAGGGTCGTCGGTTCGAATTCCTGCCTTTGCAAGCGCATTGACTTGAGAATACGCCCATGACCAAACACCGCAAAGACTGGACAGAGTGGGGCAGGAAGAAAGCCGCCGAACATCGCCAGCGCCGAGCGTTTCAAGCGATCATGGCGAAGATGATAATGAACATGGCCGATGAGACAATCACGAGCGGCCTAATGGCTCAGATGATGCGGCCCACGCCATTCTTCACTGGCGCTAAAATCCGAGTCCCGATTCGCTACGAGAAATTGAAATGACCCTCAACCCACTCGACGACCTACTCTCCGGCAACTTCCACGCCGATGTACCACGTCTCCACACTTCAGGACGACGAGAAAGCCGCACCACACAAACCAAAGGCTACTACCGTCCACGTCCCGATGGGAAAGAAGGAACTCTACCCATCAAGAGAGCAGAACCGAAACGGGGCGGGCTGAGTAAGAAAGAGTGGAAGAAGTTGAGACGGAAGGCGGGAGAGTGAGGCTACTTGACCTTTTCGCTGGCCGACTCGGATGGTCTAAGCCATTCCTTGCGCGGGGATGGGAAGTTGTAGCCATTGATCTAGTTAAGCCGCCCGAGATACCCTCTGGCGTGACGTTCATTCAGGCCGATATTCTCAACTTGCGGTACAGCGGAGACTTCACTTCTAACAATTGGTTTCTAGTAGAAAACGGAGAGCGCCGATTCATTGGCGACTTCGACGCGGTGTGTTGCTCTAGCCCTTGCGAGCAATTCAGCATCCACGGCATGAAGCACTTTCATCCCAACCCGCCATACCCCGAATTGGGCATTAAGTTGTTTAATCACTCCCGAAGTCTATGCGAGCAATGGGGGGGGGTGTTACGTCATGGAAAATGTGCGGCCCGCGCAAAAGTTTGTAGGCAACGCCGTTCATCATTGTGGCCCGTTCTACTTATGGGGTAATGCGGTGCCAGCGCTCATGCCGCAAGGAATTACTAAAGGCATCGACGTTGGTTCGTCTAAACTCGTCAATAAAATGACGCAAGAAGAAAAGAGAGCTTACCGCAAGCAGTTCATCTGGAACGTCACTAGCAGCAAGTCGAAGGCGAAACAGCGAGACACCGCGAAAGCGGCTACCATCCCGCCAGAACTCAGCAACGCCGTAGCCGATTACTTTGAGCGTATCCTTGAATCAAAGCTCACTCTGGCTCGACAACCCACCACTTAACTCCGACCAGAACTCCGCATCTCCACCTTCTACCGATGCCCCCAAATTGCTTCCGTTTACTGGCACAGCGCCAGGTCTTGCAATCATACCGTGTTGAGACAGCCTACCCGTTGCTTCCTGATATTGGGTTACTAGGTTGGGGGTGATCGACCACGAATCAACGCCCTCTTGACGGTATAGCTCGTTCTCTATGCCGGTTCCGTGATGCACAACTGAAAATGCGGTGTTGGCCTTGCTGACCTGAATGGGTTTGATCTGATAGCCGGGATTCTTTGCCACAAAGTCTTGAGCTTTAGCCAAGTCTCGCGTCTGACCGCGCAGGCGAAAGAAAACATCATAGATGCCGTACACCAGCGAACCGCCTGATGGCCTTGCGCCCCTATCCGGCATCGTGTTCTGTGGATCGCCGCTAGTCGCCTGTACCCTCAACTCGGGCATGGTTTCCCGCAGACAGTAGAGCGCGATGCAGCCGGCCACGGCAGCATCGTCGTGTCCACCCAAGCCAGCGAACGTTACACCGTCTTTCACGCATCTCCGCAACTCGTCCAATAGGTACTGAGAGTGAACGATAATCATGTCCTCAAGCAGCGTCTCGTTCATCCTCACCAGCAGTCCCGGCTTCGTCTTGCTCGTAGTCTGCCAGTGGAGATAGTTGGCCATTTGCTTGCCGGGACGATCAGCATGGCGCGGCCTGTAGAGGTTTGGATATTCGAGATCGTTCATCAGTGAGTTTGCCGTGGTCATGCCTTCACGCGCGTATTCCACAGCTATTTCACACTTGTTGAAAAAGAAGCCGAGAGCGTAAACAATCTTCGCGAAGGCTAGCGGCGGTTCATATCCAACCCACTCGCCTACTTGCACGTCGGGACTATTACCGAATCCGGCCCTGAATATCTCTGCTACTGAGAAGTCGCCTCCTACAATCCCGTCGCCAACGTCAACGCCGATGTAGTACGCTTCGTTTCCTTTTGGTTGTTCCCAGAGGTACAAACGGTTTGTCAGTTCCCGCTTTTCAAGGGCAATATCCTTGTACTCGCCGTTCACATCGAGCATGTCGTTGAGGTAAAGTTTTGGAGCGGCATTCAGACCTTGGAAGCCAATCTCGCCAACCCATAGCGGTTTGCATACGTTGGTCTGCTGTTGCTCATCCAGTTTGTGACGGGGGAAGGCACCTTGGCCGGATGCTTGGAAACCCTCTTCAGGAGTGATGGCGTAACTCTCGTAATGGGCGTATGCGAATCCCGTCCGCTTGATCGACGACTTGATCCTGCGGCGGCGCCAGTTCCAAAACTCATCTGAAATCTGGAAGTGTTCTTCCCTCTTGACTCGCTCCGTGAACTTCTTTTCAATCTCCGAAAGAACGAATGGCCTCTGGCTCGGCTTGATGGGTAGCGAGAACTTGCGAGCCCGGTAGGTGGGAAGGAACACATAGGTCCAATCCGAGTCACCTTCGCGGGCCTCTTCGACCATGTTGTAGTAGAAACCCTCATTGCCGAACGGTGTTGACTCGAAGAATCCAACGGTGTCCGTCGCGTTCATTGACGGCTCAATGTCGCCCGTGAATACTTCTCCAGAAATCCATCGACTGACTTCCGATCCATGAAGACTGCGAACTGTCCTGCCGATGGCTGCGCCGGTCTCACGCGCTGAATGGGTTGTCACGAATACGGAACCCAATCCTGGGTCCGTGGAACGAGCCGCCATGTCTTTTCTTCCGTATTCGAGGTACTCGCCTTTTGTGATGTAAATTCTTTCTGGACGCATCCAGAACGGCAAATTGATGTGAGCGATATTTACTTTGCGCTGGATGTGAGCTGCTACGCCGGGGTCCTGTGCAACTGACATTGTGTAGGCGTGTTCAACAAGAAACGTTCTCCAGCACATCACTCCATTGCAGTACTCTGTGATTCCCGCCTGCCGTGGCTTCTGGACTATGATTCGAGATTGGCCGTCAATCTTTAGATTTTCAGCAAGGACGTTCTCGATCATCCATTGGTGATCGTAGAGCGGGTGCAAACACATCAGCACGCCTTGCTCTGTCTGAATCACATGGTAGTTGGATAAATAATAAACGCGGTCATCGATACACTTAGCAATCTCTTCTTTGACAAAATCCCGCTCAACGGGAGAGAAGAATTGCCACGCGAGAGTAACCTGCTCTTCATACGATGCTTTGGGGATGGCTTGCTTCGCTTCCACTAAGCGAAGATCCAGAGCGGCTATGGCGTCATTGAGATGCGGGTCTTGGCGGTGGAGCCTCACGGAGTCATTGTACGGTCACATTCGCAGTTTCGTGTAATCCCGCTGCCACTTGCTCCTCAGAACCGGGGTGTTCCGGGTCGTGATGGTTCCAGATATCCCAATCACCGTCATGCTCAGTCAGATTCGGATGGCAGGAACACGCATCGCTCAATTCGTGAGCGCCGGACGGGACCGGCTCGCCGTCAAGGTCCACCATTGGCATGATGTGGTAGGCGATAAACTTTCCAGCATCGTCCCGTTCTT